ATGGCAAATTTTTGGGAACGATTTGTGACAAGGCGTTTTTGCACAAGCGTTTTTGTGGTAAAATTAACGCATGAAGGGTATGACACTGATATTTAATAAACAAGTTGAGGTTGGACTCAATGAGTTTAACGAGCCGATCACTGAACTCGAGCAAATCAGTGTCGACGATTGTTTGATTGCACCCATTACTGAACCGACCACGGCACGCGAGCAGCAAGCCATCAGCCAGAGCCGCATACAAATGCGCATACATTTGCCAAAGCTATTCAGTGGCGATGTGTCGAACTCGACTGTCGGTTACGACGGCAAGCTGTTTGAAGTTGACAGCGATAGTGTGGTCTTTATGCCCGAGAACACGCCGACCCGATGGAACAGGTACTTTCGCGCCGAGGTAATTACGCAATGATTGATGTTGAAGATACTGTATTTCTTTGGCTCAAGAGCTGGCTACCGAGCGACGTAAAGCCGTTCACTCAAAAGCCCGACCAAGTGCCAGAGAAATATATTTTGCTTGATCGTACTGGCGGTCCTCGTGAGGCAATGGTACTTGACCGCGCCGAAATACTTATCGAGGTGTACAACAAAACCGACCGACGCGCAGCAAAAGAGCTTGCGCTCACTATCGGCAACAAAATCAAAGAGCTTGAGCTGGTCCATAACGTAGAACACGCCGCAATCAACTCGACGGTACGGCTCGATGACACACTCACAAAGTATTGGCGATACCAAGTTTATTGCGACGTCAATTACCGCATGTAAAAAATGTGTTCGTTGTAGTATTTGCTTGAACAAATTGTTTATGCTAATATTTAAGTAAGTCAGAAACACAGGCGACGGTCTGGAAAGGAAAAACGGAAATTATGGCTGAGTATTTTACCAAAGAGGGTGATGAGTTCAAGAAAGTTGACTCATTTACCGAAGAGCAAATTGACGAGATAGCTGGCGATGTGCCATGGCTAACCAAGAGGCTCGATAGGGCGCGTGAAAATGAGCGATCAAAGTTTGCAGACTATGACGATGTAAAGTCAAAGGCTACCGACCTAGAAACAAAGCTCACGGCAGCGACGACCGAAAAGGATGACCTAGCTAAACAGTTGGGCGCAACCAAACTCGAAGTCGATAAGGTCAAAATTGTCAATGAGTTCAAACTAGGCGACGATTTAGCGGAGTTTGTCGTCGGTGAAAACGCTGAAGAGATGCGTAAGCGAGCTGAAAAGCTGGCAAACGGTATCAAACCAAGTGGCGTACACATCGACAAGAAAGACAAGCCAGACGAGAAAAAGTCTGACGCAAAACGTATTGCTGGTGAATTATTCGGACGTAAAAAAGACTGACCATAAATCAATCTAACTCTCTTTAAAGGAGAATTACCGTGGCAGACGTTTTACAAACATCAGATCTCGACCTTGCAGCTCACCAGAAAAAAGGTGTATGGCGCAAGGCAATCAAAACAGGTGTGCTTTCACAGCTCGCCGCAGCCGACCCAGAAATCAAAGTCGGTGATACCAACATTTTCACATTCTTAGACGCAGCCAAGGCTGAACTCGTCGGCGAAAGTGAAAACAAAAGCTCACAGGATGGTAAGCCAACCAACGCGACAGCGAAAACGTACAAAGTACAGGTTACTTACCGCATGAGCGACGAAGTTAAGTACGAAGATGAAGATTACCAGATCGGACTTGTTGAGGCATTGGTCGGTCGTGTTGGTGAGGCTCTATCTCGTGCGCTTGACCTCATTGCTATTCACGGTGTAAACCCAGCAACAGGTGAAGTATCAGCAAGCGTTACTCAGTACCTCGACAAAGCAGGTTTCTTGGCAAGTGATCACGTTATCGCTGAAACGGCTGACAAAAACGCCGATGTTGAGGCTCTTGCAGGTGCATTGCAAGGTGATGGTTACGGTGCGACAGCTGTTGCATTTGACCCACAATTTGCAGGTCAGCTTGCTCGATCTGAAACAGAGCAGGGTGTAAAGCGTTTCCCAGAACTTGGTCTTGGTTTCAATGTTACCAATTTCCAAGGGCTTGTTGCCGCATCAGGTGACACCGTATCTGGTCGAAACGAAATTGATACACCGCTTGTCAAGGCAATCATGGGTGATTTCCGAGCATTTGTATGGGGTGTTGCACGACAAGTGCCACTACGCACAATTGAATACGGTGACCCAGATGGCAACGGCGACTTGCAGCGCAAGAACCAAATCGCTATTCGTGCAGAGGCATACCTCGGTTTCGCCTTTGTCGATCCAAAAGCATTTGCGATTGTCAAAGCAAGCCCAAGCTCTTAATCGAGTCTGGCAAACACATAGAGCGCTCGGGAAACCGAGCGCTTTTTGTTGTAAAGTTTTTATGGTAATATAAGTCCATGACAAAGGTAAATTACATCAACGAAAAAGGCGGCGAAATACGTCAGTTTGAAGAGGGAAAGCAGCCGAGCGGTTGGGTATTTTTACCACCAATGAAACGGTATCTTGATAATGATGGTAAGTTTCATTTGCGTGTTCAATTAGAGGATTGCGTAATCGATATTAGCGAGAGCGATGTACCCCGAGAAGTGCTTGCACAAGAGGGTGAAGTTGTCGAGGATGGAGAAAAACAAAGTGTCGAGCCAAGCGCAAAGTAATTATATTGCCGATCTCGCGGTCGCCAAAACAAAAGAGTTCAAAGAGGTCAAAGAATTGATCATTTCGAGCGGCATTGTTGGTGAAAATGCGACAATTGTTGAAAAAGCACAATCAATTGCCGAGATTACGAACGCTCTGACAGACTTTCAAGCCTCAAAGCTCATCGATACCCTATCGGCGGCTAAAGAGCCAGCACGCGCCACACAGTACAGCCAAAAACGCATTGATAAAGCAACGCGGCTCATTGATGACGTAAAAGCCGCTATCGATAGTTGGGATTTCTCATAATGGACTATTCAAAGTTTACGCCAACCATCATCGAAAAGGTGATTGCCGCAATGCTGGTGATTAACAACCCAGAGATTGCACCCGACATACGACAACGCAACCAAGAGATATTATTTCAACAGGTCGGCTCATCTGTATACGCAAAAATCTATGACATGAACGCGTTTGATATGCAGATTGAAAATACGATCGGCGACGGCATTGATAATCGTTTCTATGGACTCGCAAAAGTAGCCAGCGCGTCGGTCGCAACTGGCTCGCTCGGTATTGATGAATATGTAAAAAACTTTATCGACAATACGATCGGTATGGCACAACGCGACGCGGTACGCAATGCTCGAGAGAATGGCAAGCGCCCGACGGTCACGCGAACTGAAAGCGCCGACTGTTGCAAATGGTGCCGCTCGAAAGCTGGCACATACACCGACCCAGATAGTAGCGTATTTGAACGGCACGGCGGTTGCTCTGGCAAGATTACGACATCGGGTTATCGATCACGAAATGGGCTGTTGAGTAATTATGTCAAACCCTCAGATCGTTGAGCTGGTACTCGAGGGTAGCATACCCAGCAAAAAGAACTCACGCATAAATACCAGCGATGGTAAATCATTTCCGAGTAAAGATTTTGTTCAGTGGCAAAAAAGCGCATTGACTCAGGTGCGTATGCAGACACAAAAACGGTTTTATAACCCTGTATCGCTCGAGGTCATTATTTATTTTGCCACTGATGCGCGTGCTGATCTCGACAATAAGCTCACCAGCATTTTAGATATGCTGGTTGAGGGCATGCTGTTGCGAGATGACAAATGGCAAGAGGTGCCAATGATTGCAGTACAAGCCGCATACCGCCCGAAAAAAGCTGGTGCATTTATACGATTGACCGAGCTTGAAAGCGATGTTATGGGCGCCGAACTCGAGGCGGTACGAGCCAAGCGTAAGCCGCGTAATAAACTTATGGTAAAATAGCAATATCTGCTATAATATAATCAAATATCAAAGGTACGCCAACAGTTGCGGTAAAACTGGTTTTGAAAAAGGAAACCATGAACACCGACGAACTGATAATCGACCTCGCGGAAAGCACAGCCAAAGACTTACTCAATAAGTTGGGTACTCGTGCGCCGAACGTACAAGACAAGTACGATTATTATGACGCCGACAACGATGTTCATGACTTTGGCATTGCTACACCTCGTAAATTGAAGAAACACCGCCCAGGCATTGGTTGGGCGAAACGAGCGGTCAACACTCTTGCTGATCGTGTTGTTTTTGATGGTTTTGCAAATGACAAAGCTGGTATCAATGCAATGCTCGACGACATCAACGGTACCACCACTATCAACAACGTAAAAGATGATGCTTTCATTGTCGGTGTCGCATTTGCAGCCGTATCAGACGATGGCAACGGTAGAAAGGTGATTGTACCATTCACCGCGCTCGAGGCAACTGGTGTCGTCGACATGACTACTGGCTTGCTGTCATCTGGTTTAGCGATCACTCGATGGGGCTTGCCAAATGATGGGCGATATAAGCAAGTGCTGACGGCGCTTGATTTCGTATTGTTTTTGCCAGAGTTCACGGCTGTTTTCAAAAATCGTACATTGTGCGACGTATACATGAACGCGTCAAAACGTACTCAACTACATAGAATTACCCACGGCTCAAGTGCAAACCGCCCACTTGGTAAAGGTCGTATCACCAACACAGTGCGCCGCATCATCCAAGAGGTATCACGACTCAAGGTGCGCGAAGAAATTGCCGAAGAGTTTTACGCATTGCCACAACGATACATTACTGGACTTGCTCAAGGTGCCGAAAAAGACTCAAACCTCGACAGCGCCATCGGTTTAGTTTGGGCGATTACTAAAGACGAAGATGGTGACGCGCCAAAGGTCGACCAATTGCAGCAAATGAGCATCGATGGTTTCATCGGCGCAAAGAAAGACAAAGCACGCGACTTTTGTGCAGAAACCGCACTCACATTACGCAACCTTGGGTATGAAACTGGCAACCCGACCAGCGCCGAGAGCTTGAGCGCGATGTCTGATGACCTATTACTCGAGGCAAAGAATAGTCAGAAAGAAATGGGCGAGCAAATCAAACAGCTGGTCACAACTCTATACATGGAAACGCAACAAATTGATACAGTGCCAACGGCACTCAAAGAAATCGCACCAGCATGGGAGTCAATTTTTCAAGTCGACATCGGCGCAGCTGGCGACGCTGTATTTAAACTCAGTCAAGCATTGCCAGAGCTTATGGGTACGCCCGAAGTTTACCAGATGCTCGGTATCAATATACGACAGGCTGAGAAACTTATGGCGGCTCGAGCAGCAGCGAAAACTAATGGCTTTATGCAGCCGCAAGGAGGGGCGTAATCGTGGCTTTACAATCACTCGTCACAGTCCAAGAGCTTGAGGCTTTTTGGCGCCCACTCGTCGGTGCAGAAACCGCACGCGCAACGACATTGCTGTTAGTTGCGAGCAACCGCTTGCGTGGCAAGGCTGAAAGAATTGGCATCAATCTTGATGAAAAAGTAGCCGCAAGCGAGATATACAAATCAAACGTGCAGTATGTCATCATGGAGGCAGTCAAGCGAGCGATCAGTACGCCGATTGACCAAGCGCCAGTGAACAGCGAACAAATTACGGCTGGTCCATACTCGCAAAACATTACATTCACGAACCCGAGCGGCGATTTATGGTTTAAAAATGCTGATCTAGCAGAGATCGGGCTATCGGGTAGTCAATCATTAAATAGTATTTCAACAACTCGAAAGGAGCTGTACTCGTGAGTAAAAAAGTATTTAACATGCAGGGCGGCAAGCACAGTGCAGCCGCATATAGTGAATTAGAAAAATGGATGTATGGCAGCATCGTCGCAAATGCCGCCAGCTTTGTCGTAAGTGCTGGCACAGGCATGTTGGTCAACATCTCGACTGGTGCTGGCTTAATCAGCGACACAATCGCACGCCGCATCGGTACTGATGCCGTCGAAACCGCAACCGTGCCAACCGCAAGCGCATCGTTTAACCGTATCGATACTGTACTTGCATATATCGATACATCTGTCACGCCATCAACAGGGGTCACAGATAACACAAACGATATACTCAAGTTCGTTGTCGTCGCTGGTACAGCCGCATCGACGCCTGTTGCGCCAACTGGTGCAGCAATCATATCAGCAATCGGTGCTGGTAAGCCGTACATGGTACTTTACGATGTGCTGGTGCCTCAAAACGCAACCAATACATCTGGTATGACATTCACTGATCGACGCGTATTGCCGACATCACAATCAATCGCTGATGCTATTGTGACAGCCGCAAAGATCGCCACAAGTGCAGTCACGACCGCAAAGGTGGCAACCAACGCCATCACTGGTGATAAATTGGCAACCAACGCCATATTGCTCGGTTACGCAGACACCGCGACAACACAGGGCGGTATCACAACAACTGAAACCGATTTGACTGGTCTTACTATTACCGTGACCGTGCCAGCTGGTGGGCGCTCAATCAAAATTAGCGCCTCAACATGGCTCTCGTCATCGGCAGCTGGTGACACGACGCGTGTGTTCATTAAAGAGGGGTCAACTTACCTAGGCTTTCATACTCTCGCAATGCCGAATGTGTTTGGTTACAATACTCACTGGTCAGTTATCGTACCAGCACCATCAGCAGGTAGCCACACATACAAGCTCACGGCTTATCGCCAAAGTGGTAGCGGTACAATCGCATCGAACGCTGGCGCAATCAGTACATCTAATACAAAACCATTTATCTATGCGGAGATGGTTTAAAGTGAAAACTCTTATTTGTGAGATTGCTCACACAAAAATTACGCAAAACGGCGTAGGATAAGAGGCATGATGGACATGCTATTTATCCTCATCGCTTTTGCATTAGGCTACATATGTGGTCTTATTACAAAACATGAAATGTGGATATGGGTAAAAAAGCATGACGGCGAAACAAAAAAAGGTAAATAAGCAGCAAATCATTGAGCAACAGCAAGAGCGTGTTGATAATTTCGCACGCATCTTGCAGATTGTTGCAATAATCGGTGTCGTTGCAATTGTTATCGTGAGCCAATTGGTAAAGAGCGATAACCCAATACCTGTATGGATACCAGCAGGTTTGATGGGTGTTGCAATCGGTTTAAGCCCAGAGCAATTTATCGAGTTAATTAAAGCATTTTTCACAGGACGGAAAAAATAGCCATGAAATTACCATCTCCAAACCTATCACCCAAAGCAAGTGAGCGTGTGACACGCGTATACGGCATTTTCAGAGCCGTTATGATAAAACTGGTACCAGTAATCATCTTTGCGTTTATATTGTCACAGGTGGCTATACTAATTGATCAAAAAAGCTATCGTGATGCGCCAGCTGACGATTTCTTGAAATATACCGAGTTCAGCGTGCAAAATGCTCGAGAAAACGAAGATGTGTACTTTAAAGTTTGCCGCGATCGCGTGAGCAACATTCAATACGATGGCGACTTGAGCATTTATATAATCGCCAACGCTGATAAGCCCGAAGAGAGCAAAGCTCAAGTATATAGTCGAGATATTGGCGGCACCATTCAAAACGATTGTGAAAACAAAGTCATACGCGCATCTGATTTCAAACATAATGTCGGCACTTATGAGATGGGCTTTTGTGTACGTTTTAAAGTGAAATACGGTTACGAAAAAGAGCAATGCAAAACTAGCAATCGATACCGCATTTATAGCCAGCCTCAAGACGTCGACACACGCATACGCGATCTCGAACAGCAACTCGAAAGCGCCCGACAAGAGCGTGCCGACTCAGGTGGTAATATCAATGGCGTTCAAGACAATAGCCTCGCGGTGCCGAGGGTACCAATCACCAATGACAACACAGCTCAAACGCCATCGAACAACGGTGGCAATTAAAACAGTGGTAATAATGGTGGCGGCACTGGCACAGGTGTACAGCCACCATCATGCAGCTTAAACATACTATTTGGCATTGGTATCGGTTGTGGGGATGACGGCTTAATACGCTTATGATATAATGTTTGCAAACAGAGCTTTCATTATTTGATTGTTGTGTCAGCATCCAAAACGGAGAAAAAATATCGTGGAACCAAACAACGCAGAAAACGTATCATTTGGTAAGCCAAAAGCAACAGGTGCGCTTTTTTACGCGCCAAAGGGTACGACTGTACCAACCAACGCAACAACCGAATTGCCAGAGGCATTTCGTAACGTAGGATTTATTAGCGAAGATGGACTGGTCAACGCTACTGAAACCGACACCGAAACTGTAAACGACTGGTCTGGTCAAGAGGTCCTATCGGGTCAAACCTCATTTGCCGAGATGTTTACATACAACATGCTCGAAGTGAACGCCAACTCAATGCGTCACTATTACGGCGAGGATAATGTCGAACTTGACGGCGAGGGTAACATCACCGCAATTCACGTTAAACCAGCCGAACTCGAAGAGGTTGTGTTTGTCGCCGAAGTGGTACTCACAGGCGGTCGCATCAAGCGTGTCGTTGTACCTCGTGGTAAGTTTGTTGATCGTAGTGGTGAAATCTCATACGTCAACTCTGAGGCTGTTACATATCCTGTACAGCTCAAGGCATACCCAATCGCTGACACCAGCACCCACTCTGAATACTTTGCATCAGTCGCATCGTAATCGGTCCAACAAAAATAAAACCCCCGATGGCACCTGTCGGGGGTTTTTGTTTGCGTTGCTTATGCTATAATTTTAGTACGCACCGACTCGCCAGCGATACTGGTGTGCGGTTAAACAAAATAAGAAATGGAGTAATACCAATATGGCAAAGCCAGACGAAACAGCAACCACCGAAAATGATGAACTGAAACTCATTAAAGTCGACGACTATGAGTTCTATTGCGACACCGACTTAATGGATGACGTCGAGGCACTTGATATTATTCACCAGATCGAAGATAAAAACCGCGTGTCAGCAATCGTGCCGCTCTTGCACTTTTTGCTTTCAGATGACGAGTACAATAAGCTCGCTCAACATTTCATCAAAGCCGACGCAGCCGATCATAAAGATAAAAAGGATTACCGCCCACGTTTCCGCGCATCAAAGCTCACAGCTGTATACAACGCGGTCATTGCGCAATTTAGCCCAAAAGGTTAGCCCTCGCCAAATTACGCCGACAGTATTTTGATGAGATCGAGGCTGACTTTCACGAGTATTACCATTTAGATATTACGCAAATAAAGTCGGATAAAGCGGCACGTTTGCTTTTCCAGTTGCCAGCAGGTAGCCGAATATATAGGCGATTGCAGCCAGCAAACACATGGGGCTGGCAAGAAGTATTGCAAAATCAAATGGTGTATTTACTCAATGTGATTGCATGGCAAAGCACGAAAGATGCCGCCAAAAAAGTACCACTCAATGCGCCAAAGCCGTTTATGCCAGAGTTTATGCGTAACTTGCAGACTGAGCAGAAAATGAACAAAGATATTGAGGCTCATGACATCGATGACATCAAGGCAATACTTGCAAAACCGCGTAAATAGGTTGTTGTAAATAATGACGTAAGATTTAACAGGGGTGCGACCCCTGTTATTTTTACCACTCCCCTACCCCGCCAAAACCACTACTCTAACACCTTACAGCTAAAAATCAAGCGACACCCAAGGCGAAGAGGGGAGTGTGGTGGCGCTAGTGCTATAATAGAAACAATATGGCAAGTAGTGATGTATCATTTGTACTCGACACAGCGGCAGCCGAAGAGCTGTTGACAAGCATGGCGATGCCAACCGTAAAGACATCAGCCGAGGCAATTGTGAACCGCGCACGCTCAATGGCATCGGGCATGTCGAGCGACCCACCAGAGTTCAGCGTCACAACAGAAATAGGTACGATCAAGCGCGGTGTGCGTGCCATCGCAACCATTGCAGTACAGGCGACCGACGCCCACCAAAATTACATAGGCTTTATGGCTCTCTCAAAAGCAAAGGACGCTGGGAATGTCAACTAGCTTATGGTATGATATAAGCAAATAAAGTACGCCAACAGTTGCGGTAAAACTGGTTATCATAGAAAGGTAATCAAGCAACCAACATGGCTGGCGCAACAATCGGAACCGCATATTTCAAACTAGCACCGAACATGCAGGGTGTTCAGGGCAAGATTGCGGCTGGCATGAAAGGCGCAGGTGCGCAAGCCACTAAAGATTTGGGTAATGAAATTGACTCAAACTCTGGTGGTTTTCAAGGCGCCATTGGTAAGCTCGGTGGTTTAGCAAAGGCTGGTGGTGTAGCAATAGCATCTGGCATCGCCGCTGGTGCCGCTGGCATCGCCGCATTGACTGGCAAGATGCTCATGTCGGGTGCAGAGCTTGAACAGCAACTCGGAGGCTCTGAGGCGGTGTTTGGCGAGTATGCCACAAATATTCAAAACACCGCATTGACCGCATACAAAAATATGGGTCTGTCGCAAAATGAGTTTTTGCAGGGCGCAAACAAAATGGGGTCACTCTTTCAAGGCGCTGGTTTTGATGTTCAATCATCAATGAAGATGTCGAGCGAGTCAATGCAACGTGCATCTGACATCGCCTCAATCATGGGTATCGATACAACCGCCGCGCTCGAGGCGGTCACTGGTATGGCAAAAGGCAACTTTACCATGATGGATAACTTGGGTGTCGCAATGAATGATACCGCGATCGGTGCATACGCACTATCAAAGGGCATCAACAAATCGACCGCTCAAATGTCTATTCAGGAAAAGGTCGGACTCGCACAGCAAATGTTCATGGAGAAAACCGCGAAATATGCTGGCAACTATGCAAAAGAAAATGATACGCTGGCTGGCTCGATCAACACGACCAAAAAAGCATTTGATGATTTCCTATCAGGTGGCAATACAATCGATGGATTTATTCAAAGTCTTATCGGTACAATCAAAATCGCGGTGCCACAAATTACAGCCATCTTGCCAGAGATTGTAAACGGTATCGGTCAAGTCACACAGGCTATCGTACCAGCGCTCGCAGAGGCATTGCCGAAACTATTACCAGCACTCATCACGGCAGCTGTCGGCTTGCTCGATCAGCTCGTTAAAGCATTGCCAACCATCATCGGCGTATTAGTCGCCGCATTGCCACAATTCATTGAGGGCTTTGTAAAGATATTCATTGGTATCGTACAAGCATTGCCACAAATTATCACGGTCCTAGTAAACGCGATACCAACCATCATCGATAGCCTCGTAAACGCACTCACAAACCCCGAGTCACTAACAGCTATCATTTTGGGCGCCATACAGCTGTTTCTAGCGCTCTTACAGGCAATACCAGTCATAATCGTGGCTTTGGTCAAAGCGGTGCCTGTAATCATCGAGAACATCATTAAAACGCTAACCAGTCCAGCATTTATCGCTGGTCTTATGGGCGCAGGTGTTCAATTGCTCAAGGGCTTAATCACTGGTGTCGTATCGATGGTCGGTGCGGTCGGTGGCGCAATCGGCAAAATCGTCGGTATCATCGGCGATACGCTGGCACCAAGCAACCTCGCTCGCATCGGTGGCGATTTAGTCAAAGGCTTGTGGAATGGTATTACCGATCTCACTGGTTGGATTGTCGGCAAAATCAAAGGCTTTGGCGATAGCATACTCGGTGGGATTAAATCATTCTTTGGTATTCACTCACCATCAACCGTATTTGCTGGCATCGGGCGCGACCTCGACCGTGGACTTGCAAAGGGTATCACCGACAATGCTGGTCTGGTTGATAAATCTGTCACCAGCATGGCTAACGACGCGCTCACAGGCATGTCGGCAATCAATGGCTCAATGGCAGCTGGCTTTAATGCAAACGTCACCACGGCGCAAAGCATACAGGCTGGTGAGTATGAGTCGGCACCAAAAGTCGTACAATACATTGATATTAAAAAGATGGCTGAACCTCTTGACGCGAAAGCGGTTGCAAGTGACCTAGGCTTTATGGTCGCAAATGCGTAAAATAGGATTAGGAAATAAAATATGAAAAATACTCAACTCTGGCTCATCGGCGCAAACACACAGATAAACTTGCAAAACCCAAGCGAGTCGTTTTACTTAAAGCCCCCACTCGAGGGGCTGACTGGCTTGCCAGATATACGCGTTGCGCAGGGTAACAACGTCGGTAAAGATGGTGGCTGGACTGGCAACCCACTCTTTGAGGCACGGTTCATATCAGCCGTCGTGCAGATCGCAAATGAGAGCGTTGCCGTTGTCGAACAAAGGCGCCGCGAACTTGCAACATTGCTTGCCGAGCATAACCTCACACTCAAATATGTTACCGAGGGCGGCTCAATTTACACCACTAAGGTAAAAGTATTGAGAGCGCCAGCACCGCTCGAGCAATTACTCACACGAGTTGTGTATAAGATCAATCTAAAAGCCGACGACCCATTGCTTTATGATTACGACAGCTCTGGTGGTCCATTAGTTGCGACGTTGCCAGTGTATCAAGCAAATGGTGGTTTTGAGATACCGTTTGAGTTTCCGCTTATTATCGAGGGTGGTGGCGAAATATCAACCGTCGACAACGCTGGTACCAGCACCGTCGCGCCAATCATCACGCTATATGGTCCATTGCATGACCCAATAATCGTCAATCAGACAACCAACCAGCAAATGCAAATACTCGCGGAGTTAAGCCCGACTGATGTACTGGTAATGAATACGGCTCTTGAAACAATCACGCTCAATGGGCTTGATGTTTATTACTTGAAAGCCGAGGGGTCTGAGTTCATCACGATCGGTGCTGGCACCAATTACATGTACTTGCAGAGCGACAACAGCGGTGATGCTGGTTATGCCGAGATACAATATAACTCTGGCTATATAGGTACATAATCGTGGCTAAATATGAGGTATTAGTTTATAGCAAAGAGGGCTTGCCGATGGCAAACATATTCTCTTTGTGCAAAAACTTTAATTGGCAAAAAGTACGCAATGACGCTGGCAGCGTTTCATTTGATTTGAACCTCGAGCAATACGAGTCATACCTCGAAGAGATTGGCTTTGGCGACGACCCATTTGCCTTTTTAGAAACAGGGCGCAATGACATACGCATCAAGCGCAATGGTCAATGGTTGCACGGCGTAAACGTCATCAAGTTTGATTACTCGAATGACGAAACCGATGTCACGATGAAAGTGCAATGTACTGGCTATCTCAATTTTTACAAAAAGCAATATGTCGACATCGACTTTGATGACACACCGCAAGAAGATATTATATGGGGCGCAATTGCCGCGTGTAATGCAAAGACTGGTGGCGATTATGGTATCACCCAAGGTACTCATGTTGGGGCATCTATATTGCGCAGCCGTCACCAAGTACGCAAAGAGGTCAAATCATTTATTCAGCAAATGACTCAAGTAATCGGTGGCGTTGATGTTGAGATAACCGCCGACAAGAAACTGAACACATATATTGCTCAAGGTGCGTATCGACCAGATGTACGACTTGCATACCCTGGCAATATTTCTGGTTTCAACTTTAGTCGAAGTGTCGAAAGCGTCGCAAACTTTATATACGGTGTTGGCTCTGGTAACGGCGAGGATGCCATACAAGCCGAGTCAGAGGATGTCGACAGCGAAAACTATTTGTACCGACGCGAGCAAATCGCAAGCTATAACTCAGTAGTCGAAGAGGGTACGTTGCAACAAAATATCGACGCGCTCAAACACTACACGGCCATGCCAATTGAGTTGCCAGCCATAACGGTCCAGCCAAACACGCTCGATTTATCATCAGTGGGTATCGGTGACACAATACCGATTAGCATGACTGGTAATAAATCACTGGCTCACATCAATGGCTTTTACCGCATTGAAAGCATCTCATGTGCCGTAAATGAGCAAGGTGATGAAATGGTTGATCTGACGTTCGATGACATCGACATCAGTGAAATCATTGTGTTGCAAGAGGGGGCGTAATGCGCCTCGGGCTTATCGGTCAAAGCATTGATGACCAAATCGACGAGTTGCAACGCGACCTCGAAGAGATTAAGTCATTACAGTTCACGAGCCAAGACTCGGGTATGTTGGCTCATCTTGCGCGTGCGCAATTGCGTGACCAGTACGGCGACATCGTTGAGCTTTCTGGTGACTTTACGCCAGCGACCACATCGCAAATACAATTGCCAGCAACACCCTCATCGTTTCAGCTCAACACACTTTATGCCGATCAGATATTTATACCAAAGCACGGCAAACCAGCTGTCGCTATACCATTGCTCAAATTAAAAGCGACTGGCGCTGGTGGCATACACGGTGAGAGCGAGCTTTTTGTCAGCGCTCAATGGGGCATCACTATGAAAATATACAATGGCTCAAACGTGCAGATCGGCAGCCTAGGCATCAACCAATCGCTCGGTGGGCTTTTTGAGCAGGTGTATCACCCGACTTATGATTACGCGTGGCAAACTATGATGGTGTACGAGTGTTCATCAGCCTTTACGCTTTCATATGAGTTTGTTGTACGATCATCAGACGACGGCAGCACTAGCAGCGAAATATCGGGGTTCTTTCAATGATACGCAGTAATAACGACATAATAAAAATGTTGCGCAAAGTGCTGATCGATATTGATGAGCTGAAAACATCGCAACCAGTCGGCACAAACCAGATCGTCGTAAAGCCATATGACACTGGCGCCGCATATGACGCGCAGTACACAATTACCGCGCCGTTTCAGAGTGTCGGCTCATCATTTAAATTATTGAAAATCACGGTGACGCCAGACGCGCTCACCGATAACAACATCCTATTGTCAGAGGTTATACCAGAGTTGAAATATACGAATGGCGTGCGCATATCAAATTGGGGCGGTCCATCCAGTACAGGCTATGGTATCAGTCCAATCACCGACCCGAATGATTTGGGTAAAAATACATACTTGCTATTTATCGTTGCACCAACAGGCACTATAATGCGACTCAAGACATACATTGTTGCAAATGCAAAAGTAACATTCACAGTACAGGATTTAATATAATGCCACCTCGAGCAAATAACAGTATCACAATGATGGTCGCACAAGCGCAGCAAAAAATGCGCGAGCTGAAAGAGTTGCAATTTTTTGGCGGTGACTCACTCAACTTACGACGATGGACTCAAAACGTAACGATACCAACCGACAGCGTAATGCATTGCTGGCAAGTGATTATCGTACCAGACGACCCGACGACCATGATGCCATTTAGCGCCATCATGAAACCAGCAAATGCGACATCATTTATTGGTGGTCAAGTTGAGGCGGTCCATCGTACCGACGGCTCTTTTGAGTACCTGTTTATATTCAATGCTGAGTTTGGCGGCACACCACCAATCGCAAAGCTCGTAATCGAATACAGCGGCACGGCTACATTTAACGTCACTCAGATAGGCTAATATGAATATTGATGAAACAGTAAAAAAACCAAGACGATCATTGCCGAATGGTGAGGTATGGAACCAAGCCGCATGGAAAGATGCGCGACGGCGAGCTATCGCCAGCAAAGACCCACATTGCGCAGCGTGCCATTTATTTATCGATGTCACATTGCCTATGAATGACGAGAACGGCAAACGCAATCTCATGTCAGTTGAAGTCGACCATATCATACCGACATCTCGCGGCGGTCCAATGTACGCACAAGAAAACTTGCAGCTTATGCATGTGCGATGCAACAGGCAAAAAGGCGCGAAAATGACCTCAGATTATGAGGGCTTGCAAACCGCAAACCCAGTACCCTTGTCAAACCAATGGTAATTTGATATGGCTTATGCTCAGTGTTATAATCGAAAGTGTATAAAATAATTACTCACCGAAAAGGAGTTTCAAAAATATGGGATGGCGACTAGCAAACAGTTTAGTACGATTACGAGATCAAGTTAATGCGGCATATCCAAACCGCAGCAAAGCGAGCGACGGCACTATTGGTGACGCGGCGCACGCATCTGGTGCATCTGACCACAACCCGAATGGCGCTGGTGTCGTTTGTGCAATGGATATTACCAACAGCCCACAAACTGGCTTTGATGTTCACGCATTAGCAGATCGCTTGCGTGTCAACCGTCACCCAGACCTCAAGTACATCATCAGCAATCGCCGTATTGCAGGTGCATGGACTGGTTGGGCTTGGGCGCCATACAACGGCAGCAACCCACACTCGAGCCACGCTCACTTTTCAGTCGGTCGCGGTAACGATGGTCAAAGCACCCCACCATACGACGACACAAACGATTGGGCTATCGGCGGCAGCGTAGCACCACCAGCTGGCGGTAAATCAAACGAGCAAGTTGCGAGCGAAGTGCTTGCAGGTGAATGGGGTAATGGCGATGACCGTAAAAACAAACTTGCGGCAGCTGGCTATAACTTTGATGTTATCCAGTCAATCGTTAATAGCCGACTTGGTGGCGGTGGCGCAGCGCCTCGCAAATCAAACGACGTTGTTGCTCAAGAAGTATTGGCAGGTGCATGGGGTAACGGTCAAGACCGCGTAAACGCGCTCACAGCGGCAGGTTACGACTATAACGCTATACAAGCCATTGTGAATAGCAAAGCCGCACCAGCGGCACCAGCACGGCTCTCAAACGAGCAAGTTGCATCACAAGTAATTGCTGGCGCATGGGGCAACGGCGACGAGCGACGCAACCGACTGACACAAGCTGGCTACAATTACGATGCGGTCCAAGCAATCGTAAACGGTCAAGTGGGTGTCGGCACCGCAAAGAAATCAGCTGATCAAGTTGCAAACGAGATTATTGCTGGTCAAGGCGGTTGGGGTAATAACCCTCAACGAGCGCAAAAGCTCGCACAGGCTGGTTACAATGCCAATGAAGTGCAGCAATTAGTCAACCGTAAACTAGGATATTAAAACCGTGAAAGTTTACCCATACACAGCAACACACGACGGCGGTACTAGCATGGGGAGCGTTGAGGCTAGTACACCAGAGGCAGCCGAGAAAAAAATCATCAAGGCGCTCACAAGTACCGAAACGAAAAAAACTAAGATTGAGAACCTATCTGTAAAGATCGGTGACCCAATAGAAAACGAAGAGGAATAAAGTGTTTGAATTACTAGCAGTCGCAGCGGCACCAGTGGTTACGTTTTCACTTGACCCATCGCTTGTCATCCAGCTCGTACTCAGTACGGTGATGCCATTGCTGGTCGGTATCGTGACTGATCGCGTGACATCGGGCGCGGTCAAAGCGTGGCTCTTGGCAGCGTTTACGCTCGCCACATCAGTGCTTACAGGCATCGGTGATGCAATAGCAAGCGGTACGTCATTTGACCTTGGGCTTGCGCTCATACTGTTTATACCAGCCTTTGTGGTATCGGTATCGACATACTATGGATTGTGGAAACCAACAGGTATTGCAGTCAAAGCACAAGACGTCGGCTCGAACAAATAACTTATTCAATAAGCAAAAAGCCCCTCTCGCAGATTGGGGCTTTTTTGATGCACTAATGTTTGTTTTGTTTTATTAGTAGGTCCAGTATAGCACAGATTGAGTAAAGACGCTTATGGTGTTATAATTGCCACATACCGCACTCACGAGAACTCACTCGGTTAAGAAAGGAAAAACGGCGATGTCAAAGAAAGATGTATCGGTTGAAATTAAAATCGTCAAACTAGATGATTTAATACAAAACGAAATCAACCCACGCAAGATCAAGCGCAAGGAATATGAAGAGCTGAAAAAATCATTGCTCGAGTTTCCCGATATGAAAAAATTGCGCGAAATAATTGTCGACGAAAAGATGATTATTTTGGCAGGTCACCAGCGCGTATATGCGCTCAAAGATTTGGGGTACGAAGATGTCGAAGTTAAACAGGTGCATAATCTTACGGAGGCGCAAAAGCGTCGTTTCATAGCGCTCGACAATGACCACTCTGGTGATTGGGATTACGATATTATTGCAAACGTATGGGATACAAACGAACTCAAAGAGTGGGGTATCAAATCAATCAAATTGCCATCGATGGGCGGTGACCCAGCCGACAAAGAAGAGGTGCAGTTTGACGCAACAAAAACTAAAGATGTGGAATGTCCAAATTGCGGTTTTCACTTTGACCCCAAAGAAAAATAAGCGTTGCTCATATGCCGATAAAAATTAAGTTGGGTGACGAGATCGAAGATGTGACTACTCATCAAGTGGGTATTGCTCTTGGTTTTGCCACCTATCTTAATGGCGCCAAATACTGGATATTACAACCGTATGTGATGGAGGATAATATCGCGCCTCGTGAGCAGTTTATACCAGAGGCGTATATCAAACGGCGTGGTGAGGGTGTGTATGTGACAGCCAAGCCACCGATGGGCTTTCATGCTCGAGATGTTGAGAGGCGATAAATATGGTTGCCAAGAAATCAGCGTCGACGACAAAGGCAGAAAACCAGCAAAGTAAACCTGAAAAGGTCACCGCACCAAAAAAGGCGAAATCTGTAAAACTGGATAAAGCACCAAGTAAAAAAGTTGTTCAGAAAAAAAAGACTACTCGGAAAAAAGCCGCGCCAAAAAAGCCAGTCATCACACCTCAGATGTTTGATGAGTATTTTGTTAAAATGTCACAAGACAAGTTTAAAGAGCTGTCGCAATTATGGAATGAGGAACGCTTAAAAATCAAGATACCAAAACTCGATGGGTATGATCAGTGGCTCAACTATTTCAAAACACTCACACCAAATGCAATTAAACAGCTGGCGGTCACTGGTCTTGATTTCTTGCCGACTGAGGCATACACAGCGCTCGCGTGGTGGCACGACGTCATTGCATCGCCATACCGAATGGATAAAGTACACAAAGCTGGTTTGACGACAGCAACCAACGATGCCAAACCAAAAGAAACGATCGGGCAACTGGCAGCCAAAAACGACCGCCTAGGCGTGTTAAAAGCCATACGCGATAGTCTAGCAGCAAAACTCGACAAAGGCGCTGGTAACCGCGATACGGCATCTCTGGCGCAACAAATGACGGAAGTGATGACGCAGATTGCAGACTTTGAAAAGCGGCAGGGTCCAAAGAAAGAAACCAAGCTCGGTCAATTGCTCGGTGAGTATGATGCCAGCCGATCAAAGGCAACCGCTGGCAAAGGCACTGGCTCTCGCAAAACAAGTTTTAAAACACGAGTCACTATTGACGATACAAAGAAAGTAGCATAATGGCACGACGATACGGAAATCAAGACCCACGCATCGACATTTACAATAATGGTGATATTGAACTTGCTGACAAAACGATCGAGCTTTGTGAGGCGTATGGTATCAAGCTGTTGCCTTGGCAAAGAAACATATTGTATCGATGGATGGCAACCGATGAGTTTGAGAAATGGGTAAACCCCGAGTGTGGTTTATCAGTGCCGCGCCAAAACGGAAAGTCTGAGCTGATCATTGTACGCATCATCGGTGGTATGGTGTTTTTGGGTGAGGCGCTAGTCTATACCGCTCAATCTGATAACACCGTAAAAGAAATCAAACGTCGTGTCATGCGCTTTTTCTATGATGCCGATGAAGAGTTGCGCGACATGCTTACTGATGAGTTTGATAACGAGCCAAAGTCACTAGACTATGTTGAATTGCGTAATCGTGGTCGATGCGTATTTCGTACCCGAACGCGTACAAACGGCTTGGGTAGCACCAACGACACATTGATCATCGATGAGGCGCAAGAAGAAACTGACGCCCAGCAAGAGGCTCTATTGCCAACGCTTGCATCTGGTAAAAGCCAAAACCACCAAACCATACGAGCAGGTACGCCGCCGACAGCTGGCTCGGCTGGTACCGTATGGACGCGCACACGCAACAGCGTACTCACTGGCAAGGCTGAAAGCTATTGCTGGCAAGAATGGTCAGTCGAGGCGATTACCGACGTCACAGATGAAGAGTCGTGGTATTTCACAAACCCATCGCTTGGTTATTTCTTGATGATTAGTGCGGTCCGTAATGAGTCGGCAACGATGGCGACCGATAGCTTTAATAAAATGCGCCTAGGCTGGTATGCAGGTGTTGAGAGCTTGCGAGCGATTAGTGATGATCAATGGTTGCCGCTGGCTGTTGAGGGCGTGCAGGTGCCGCCAGAGCCAAATATTGTGTATGCCATCAAGTTTGCACCCGATCGATCAGCCGTGTCGCTTGCGGTGGGTGTATTGATGCCAGATGCAAGAGTGCATGTCGAGATCATTGAACGCCGCCAAATGAACGCTGGTATATCATGGTTGTCGATGTGGCTTATAGAGCGCTGGCGCAAATGCAACAAAATCATTATCGATGGCGCGGCTGGTACACAATTATTAGTCGAAGAGCTTACGCGGTCCGACCCAAAGATCAGCAAAAAGATATTGACGCCAAATGTGAAAGAGGCTGGCGCGGCATACTCATCATTTCAAACAGCGATCGAGCAACGCTTACTCACACACTTTAATCAGCCAGCACTCAACGTGTCGGTAAAGACGGTGAAAAAGCGCGACATCGGGCGTGACGGCATGTTTGGGTATGCGGCAATGAATAACGACATCCAAAGTGACCCGACCGAGGCGGCAGCATTTGCGTATTATGGCGCTGTTCGATTTAAGAAAGACAAGTCAAACGCTAGTAGTACACAGAGGATAATGTTATAGTTAATGATAGCCTGATAGGTGTAAAACCCTGATAGGTCAGAAACTCCATTTCGACTTTAAACCTCAACGGCGCTGTTGGGGTTTTTAGTTTGCGAACAAATAACTTATTCAGTGGGTAGGGTATTGACAAAAGATGGCTTGTGTGCTATTATGTATACATAACCACGAAAGGTTAAAACAAATATGAATAACATGAAAATATACCGCGACGGCAAGTACGACATCAAAGCAAACCTCGCCATGAAGATACGCATTAAAGCACCGATCATCTTGCAAAAACTCGACGACGGTTTCAACCGACTTTACGAATTATAGAAACGACCGCGAAATTATCGCGGTCTTTCATTTACAGAGGTCAGAGCCGATATTTACATACTATATAGATTGTTTCAGTGAAACAGATTTACATACTATATAGATACAACCCATTAAATTAGCAGTTATTCACGCGTTTTACACAGGTTTATGCACATGCGGTTTGCAAAGAAAAATGGAGCGTGATATATTCAAGTCACGACCAAAAAAGACAAAAACGAAATGGAGGGTCAATGTCTTTTAGTATTACTGAACAGCGCCAACAAACCATGCTCAAACGTATCGGTAAAGATGCGGCAGAGCTTATCGATAACATGGCATATTTGCCATTTTTCCGCTCGGTCCAGATCAAGCTCGAGAAAAAAGGGCGTGCCGATGAATGGGGGCGAATGATCGAACTTGCCAACACAAAAACCAATAAGAAACAGTATTTTGCAAAATTGTGTAAGATGGTCCGTGACGAAACTTACCGCTATGTTGAAAAGGCTGTCGAGATTGCCAAAGAAACAGCACTGTTTATCGCTGATAAGATCGTGCGTTTTCAGTTTGGCAAATACCAGCCGTTTTATGTGCGCAAAGCTGACGCCTTTATAAAAGCAAATGGTATGGCTGGCTTTATCGAGTTGATCGAACTGGCTGAAAGGAAAAAGCTCTCGCAAAAATACGTTGCGAAATCGCTGATCAATGGAAAATCGCCGTCGAAATATTACCAAGAAAATGTGAAAGGTGCGGCAGCGTAATGGCACAGCTTAATATTGACTCTGGTATCACGCTCAACCCAAACGATCAAAACGTCGTCGACCAAGTTAAAAAGCAGCAAATTGATTTTTTCATTGAAAAGTTTGGCGACAAATACCCAATCACTCAAAAGCTAATTTCTTATGGTCAACCAAGGCTAGGTGTCAAATTAGATGGTAGTTCATTCATCATACGCACCAGCGCCCAGATACCCGAGGAAGATGTCGAGGCGATACGATTAAAGATAGCAAGTGATGAAAAGCTATGAGCGACGGTACATTACGCATAGGTACTCAGATCGACGATGACACTGTTGTATTTAGTCCACCCATGCCAGTGACCGATATTCATATTGAGCTTAACCCAGAGCCTTTTGACGATCGCTGGAAATGTCTTATGTGCCGCACAGCCGAGCGCATTTGTGACTTTCACCAGAGCATGGAGGCTGACGGCTACAAACCACCATTGAACTTTAGCAACCTATTGTAATACAATACGAATTGAGATCACACAAAAATTAAAAAGTCAAACGAAATGGAGGGCTGAAATGAACTTACTACTAACCGTACTCATTAAAATTGGGGTTATGCATCGCTACTATTGCGACTGTAATTTCAAGACAAATGACCGATCAAAGATGCTGGCGCACATACGAAATCACTCGCCACTCTTAAATATTGATCACGCTACTGCTAAAATTATGTAATGAGATCTAACCGTGGGCTAAACAAGATTAACCAGTATGGTTATCGAGGGCAGAAAAAACCAAAGCACACGCATACTTTTCAAAAAGCTCGCGTGGTTGTCACTCTGTATGACGGCTCACAGTTCACCGACAATTACATGCGCGTTGAGGGTCGCAATCATATCTTTAAAGAGCGTGGGCGCGTCAAATCGTCAACCATTCATCAAATGACATTGCTATCAAAAAGTACCGAGATACAACGTAAAATCGAAGAGATCGAGAAAGGCAAATCAACATGGGTGAGGTCATCCACATTAAAGAATACCTAGAGCGTAAGACTGGTCCGACTCGTGAGGATGTCAGCAAACGGCTCGCCGACATCGCATTACAGCAATTATTGCTCGCCTCTGAAAAGCACAGACTCGAGGCACAATTATTGCAATTTAACAGGGGTGACTAAAAATCACCCTATTTTATTGTTGACATGCGGTGGGGGGCATAATATAATCATAAGTACAGTACAAATGCATTAAACGAAATGGAGATCATAAATGCAAAAACACACTAAAACCAACACCAATATGCAAGGTCACCTATGACGGCGCATAACCCACCAAAAGGCATCTTACGAAAACCGATGCGCAACAAAATAATCAAAACAAAAAAGTTTAAACGAGCAAAAAATGAAAACCACCACAAAGACCACATTAACAATTAGCGTATGCATAGCGATAACGGCGTTCTCAGTGGCTTTCGCCATTGGAGAGCGTACAAGTGCCAATATGGACATATACGCCGCTCAAAACGATTGTGAGTGGGTGTACCAAGGCACATGGTACGGCGACGATCGTGATTACATTTGTAAATAAAGAAAGAGGGTACATGAGAAACATATTTTTTGGCAAACCGAAAGAGCGCGAATTGCCACCGCTAACATTTGAAGATGAGCCGAGTGACACCAAAGACGCATACAACGACACGCTCAATTACCTAGTCGGCTTGACCGATGACGAGTATGAAAAGATGCTCAAGTGCGCAAAGATTTATCGTGAGGCTGATAAAAAAGTCGCGGCGGTGATGGAAACCAAAGCGCCAAATGGCGGTGACGTAATCGAGGTCCGAGTCGTACCGAAAGCAGCCGACGACGATTTCATTGAAACTGATACAGAGAAAGGAAAAAAACCAAGTGCTAAAACAACTAAATAGCTGGTGGTCACTAGAGTGGCAACGAGCAAAAATCACATGGAACCTCGACCGATGATAATGATTGAAAAAATACGCTATCTCGAAAGTAACCATTTCTCTGATTGGCTCGATACGCGCCGCAAAGTAGATGATGAGCTTTCAAGCAAACAAACCATGATGTGTGTATGCGGTCGGCTTGCCACTGGTATGCATGAGCGATCGTGCAGCCGATACAATGCAAAGGTCAATAGTGAAACGGTCAAACGATTAAAGCACTTATTGCCAGCAAAGGTCGCCGCATGAAACCATACACCGACGTATTTAAAAAGCCTCTCGATAAAAAAGAGGTTGCAACGGTGGTGATGGTGGTGGTCATGCAAAAGACAACATCAATAATCGAGGTCCAGCGGTACATCAATATCGGCGCTGGCAAACTTAACAAAATATTTCAGTTGCTCGAGGATGCTGGCGTAATATCGTCGCCGCCACGATCAATATTATTAAATCGAGTCGACGCCGCGACGAACGCAGCATTTCGACAACTAAAGAAAGGTAAAAGGTAATAATTATGCGCAACAATCAAAAAGGCTATATCGACGGAGATGTAATATTTGGGCTTGGTTTCATCATAGTGGTGGTACTGATCATATTTTCAGCATTTTTTGTACGATTTCAATTATCAAACTCTGTAGTATCTGGCATCTCATACAACACCAGCAATGACAGTTTTATCGGTGGCAACACACACTTTAGTGTGCGAGCTGGCGAAAACACACCAGTGAGTGAAGAGAACCAAAGCACCTATTGTTTGCCACCAAACTCACCATACAAAGATTTGGTCAACCGTGCGGCTCAAGACAAGCGCATCAAAATCGTGGTGACGGCTGAGAAGTATTTTGCAATCAAAGCCCCATGGGTATGCCAGCCAAACATCAAAGTAACGGAGGTAAAATAAAGTGTCATCTCAATCAAACAGCTCAAGTGGTGGTATCGGTTTTGTCGGTCTGCTAACGATCGTATTTATCACACTGAAACTTACAAACGTAATTACATGGTCATGGTGGTGGGTCCTATCACCGCTATGGATTAGCGCCGCACTCGTAATATTATTTCTCATAATTGGCTTTATCATTTTCGTGATAGCAGACTCGAGGCGATAGATGGAGTGGCAACTATTTTGGCAAATCGTAGCACTGATGTTTTTTGCAGCAATGCTCGTAATCGCTGTCGCTGGCAGTATCAAAGGTAAAAAGTAATGAGTAACGTAACTCGCAATGCAATATTGAGCATCAAGCTCGCAGTCGATGAGCAAGCCGAGAGGTACGCACCAAACACCAGCGAGTTTGAGCCGATACTCGATCACATCAATGAGATGTTGAAACAGTACCCAGAGCAAAAGAAAGTCAGTATCGGCGGCAAAGTTGTACACGGCGCTGGCATGGTGACACTGGTGTTCAAGGTGAAAGGCAAGCTATATGCTCACACCGAAGAGAACGGCGAAATCATCGATCAATATTTACATACTGGCGATGCAACCGTACTCGATCAATTAAGTAATGAGGTACCGTTCTAATGGCTGATAAATCAAAGAAAACTACCAAGGCAAAGGTTATCAAACCGAAGTCGGCGAGCTGGCTTGCAAAGTTCAAGGTCGGCATCAAACTTAAATCGCCACATGGCATACGACTGACTCAAGGTGAAACCGAGGCGCTTGTCGAAATACAGCAAACCGATGTGCAGATATTGAAAGACAATCAGCAAGAGGTATTGTCGGCAATTGGTGTCACACGGTCCATTGAAGTGAAAAACCAAATCGACAAAGCAAAGTCGGTGCGCAATATTGCAGCTCGTACATACAAAGCGACCAAAGACCCTATCAAAAAGCGTGAGTGGGCGCGTAGGCTCGTTGTAGCCAACAATACTCACAAGTCACTGGTTGATATGAAAAACCGCATGGAGTCGACGCGTGACAGGCTCGAGATGATCAAAGGTGATCTCGAAATGCAAATCATCGAGGCTGAGGCACGAGTGGCTGAAACAACCGCATACGCAAAGGCTGGCAATCAATTGCGCCTAGCTGGTGAAACGCTTATCAATGCACGAACTCGAGCAAAGAGCGGTGCAGTCGAATATACAAATCTTGAGATCAGCATGGAGGGTGCCGAGTCAATGATCAACGACACCAAACCAGAGGCATTACTCGCCGAGGCTGATGCGATTGTTGGTGGTGCTGATGATGAACGCTAGAGATGCAGTATGGCGCGATTTCGTTGATGAACGTATCGAAGAGATCGCCAAGCACAATCAGTACATTACCAGCGATATGATCATTGGTGACCTAGAAAGGCACGGCAAAGGGTTATCAAATTACTCGCCTCTCGGTCCAGCATTGCAAGCAGCGCAGCGCAAGGGATTGATTGAAAAACAACCGACGACCCGAAAGTCAAAACGACCAACGACCGTATGGATAAGCAAAGTATATGGAGGTAAACAGTCATGAGTGTAGGTGAGGCAATACTCGTTGAGTTGAAACGCAACCGACAAATACTGATTGATTTTGCACCTTGCAATAATTGCATGAGCCAAGCAGATTATATTGATCACGATAAAATAAATGCCGACATCGATGCCGCTGAAAAGGCGCTCGCCGAGCAAGACGTTATCGAAATATTAAAAAGCTATGAGGCTCTGAAAGGAAATCAATAATGCAGGAATTAACAATCGAAACTCAATTACAGGCAAAGCTCAATGAGCTGATGATGGTGTCGCTTGGTTTCAATGCATCAGTGATCGAATACGCCTCAATGGTTATTGCCGCTGGTCCAGTAAAAGACAAGCAACAGTATAAAAAGCATGTAACCGAGTTCAAGCGCATACACGATACCGCAAACGCCGCACACATTAAAATAATCGAACAAATGGAAAAGGTCGTCAGCGATGATCGTGATTGATTGGGTACCAAACGGTCAAGGCGGCTTTTTCGCCAACGTATTGCTCGATGAGAAAACCAGCGAGCGATGGGTGTGGAACGGCAAAGACGATTGTTATGATCTGATGTTGTCACCCGAAGAGAAAGCCAAGATCGCCGATGATGAAGATTTTGAACAGCGTAAAAAAATGTCACGCCACCCGAAATATCGCAAAGGCACAGTCGGCGCAGCACTTGAAGAGAAAGCACGCAACCGATCATGAGTGGCAACAGTACCATTAAACCCAAGCCTTGCAGCGTGTGCGGCTCGATATGGCACAGTGCGATGTATCACAACCCTCGCAAGCCAATTGCCGTCAGAAAGCCGTTACAGCGCTCTAAAAAGCCAATACGGTACGAGAGCCAGAAAAACCAGACAAAGCGCCTAGCAACGCGTGAGGCATGGTTTGAGGCTAACCCACCAGACAAAGATGGTTATTGGTACTGTTACATTTCAAAACATCCGCTCTGTCCGAAAAAGCTGACCATCGATACGGTCCAGCTCGAGCATAATTTAAGCAAAGTGCGGCGCAAAGATTTGCGGTTTGATATAACCAACATTTTCCCAGCGTGTGAGCATGATAACAAAGCAAAAGGTAGCCTATCGGCAAAGGAGTATATGGCATTATGAGTGAATATCAAGAAACAGAAAAGTTGCTCGATGAGCTTATGGCTCTCGATAACTATAAACTCACCAAGGCAATCGAAAATCTGACGAGCCGACAAATACAGCTCTTAAATTGGAAAATGCCATATCTTAATACCAAGGTCCGAATACTCACTAAGCAATTGAAAGCCGCCCACATCGAGCGCTCAACCAATTACGATAAGCTGATCAAAAAAGCACGCACAATGTTTTGCGATCTCGACATTGAAATACTGGAGATGCTAAACAACGATGAGATGTCATGGTACGCACGCGGCATTGCTCGCCATGTGAACGGTGACAGCGACAAGTGGACTAAATACAGCCTCGACGCGGTGCGCAAGCGCTTACGACTCTTGAAACGCCGTGGGCTGGTCGAAGTGATCAGCGGCTTGATGGATGAAGAGGATGGCATGTTAGCTGGCTCTGGTTACAGCGCTGTATACAAGCAACAAAGCAATATTGAAAAAATAATCGCTAGTTACAAAGGCGAAAACGACACAAAGGAATTACTATAATGTTGGTATCAAAATCACTACTCTCAACAATTGCCACGGCAAGCAAAGACGACACACGACCATTGCTCACATGCATACGCGTTTACAAAGAGGATGACAAAATCGTATCTGTCGCCACTGACGGCTATATCTTATCAGAGGTCATCGAAAGCACACCAAACACCGATGAGTACCCAGAGTTACCATTTGTAAAAACTGATGATACGCCAGAGTCAATACTCATACCAGCTGAAACGGCAAAAAAGATGATCGGCTCGATTAAAAAGAATGACAGTGGCTTGCCGATATTGAGTTATGCGCAGCTGACAAAAGATACACTCGTCACCACCGATCTTGAGCAAACAACCGCGTTGCATTTCCGCTCACCAGAGGGCAATTACCCAGAGTACCGCAAGCTCGTCGAGTTGGATGAAGAGAAAGCGAAAACGTACAAAAAAGCAACTGTAAACCCGAAATATTTAAAGCAAGTGCTGGCTCTATTCAAGGATGATTACAGTGTTGAGTTGAGCATATCCGAAGATAAGTTTGCGCCAGTGTTCATACGGTCCGAAAGCAACGGTGTTAAAAAGATGGCAGTAATCATGACACTGAAAGGGTAACGATATGGCAGGTAAAGAAAAAAGCCCACTCGAAAAAATGAAAGAGCAGCAAGAGCTTGAGATGCAACGCCGAGATCAGTTTCGTGAGTTGGTCCATGATGCAATCAAAAACGCACCTGTAATGACTCAAACATTGCAAAACGGTGTCGGCTCGTACATCGAGTGGATGTCTGAACCACGCGGCTATATCGATAGCAAGAGCATTGCAAGTAAATTATTTGGAGGTGACAAACAGTGAAAGCAAAACTAGGCACATATCAAGTTACGTTTCAAGACGATGTGAAAATCATTGTCGGCAACAATTACAAGTCTTGGCTCACCCACGCAACTGAGTACGCCAGCTGGCGATTTGGTCGATGGGGCAAAGGCACCATGAGCCGCGAAGAGATCGCCGATCATGTCAAAAGTGTTGAGTATAGCGACGTCGCATTTGTCGACGATGGTGGGCTGAAATACGCGTCACCAGAGGCATACCAAGAGGTCATTGACGACGAAACCAAGAAAGACGGCAAGTACCGCACATCATACGCATTACTCAAAGATGAGATGATTGCATCACCGCAATTGCTCGCTCAATTAAGAAAAGAATTAAGGAGATTGTAACGTGCCACAAGTAACACCCCCACCAGCCGACCCAGTGAAAGGCGGTTTGACACAACAACAAAAGATTGTTGCCGAGATGTGCAGCAACCCAGATAAAAAGTGGTGGTTGCCTCAAGACTTTATGCAGGGCGGTCAATTCTTTGTCGGCTATGAGGCAAGCGCTCGCATGAGTGAATTGCAAAGCGAAAACCCCGACATGTTTGAGAGCCAGCGTAATGGTAAATACATGGAGCGACGCATCAAGTTTGAAACCATCGACGAATGGCTTGACAAATCAAAAACTTTAAAGTCGACTGTCGGCACACATTACAAGCGAGGCTGATATGACCGATCACGATTTAGGGTTGAAGATTAAGCATAAAATATCGCAACACACTGGCAGCGGCAATGCTATGAACTCATACGCAACGCTCAAAGAAATCAACCAGCTTGGCGATGAGATTATGCAGCTCGTAAAAGAGCGCGATACAGCTGTTGATCGTTTTGAGGTAATTGACCACCGAGAGTGCGTATGGTGCCGTGGTCGCAAGCTCGAGAACCGACTCGTCAAAGGTGAATACAAAGAGATGCCGTGCAGCAAATGCGACGGCAGCGGTATCATGGGCGGTCGAGTATATACTGTTAGTAGCAACCCCGAGCGCAGCATCATTGCGGTCGAATTAAGCTATCAAGATGACGGCAAAACATTAAAAGTATTTGTGAAAGATCGAGGTTAGTATGAAACAAGACGATTACGAAAAGTTATGGGGCAAAAAGACGATGCAGCAAGCATTGCAGGATGCCATCGCCAAAGCTCACACAGGGTACAGTTACGCGAAACTGGTATCAATGGTCCAAGACGAAGAGAATGACGATGGGCTTGAGGCTGACGAGGTAAAAGACGTCGATAAGCTCACAAACCTCATTGGTCACATGTTTGAATACTATGGAGTCAAGCGGCTCGGTGAGGGATTTGATAAGCTCGAGATGGCATCACAAATGTATATCGTCGGTGGCATCGTACATCGTTTTACTGCTGGCTTGCCAGAGGGTGCAGGGTTTGCCGAGGTAAAGATGGAAAATAGCGACTGGCAAGCGCTACTGGTCCGTAAAGGCTCTGGTTATCAGCCCGAGGTCGATGCACTAATTAAAGCGACTGAGGAATAACGATATGACCGAGGCGATTATCGTAATTGTTGCACTCGCATGGTCGGCTATGATGTATGTAATTGGTCAAGAGAATGGCGAGGCAAAAGCAATCAATCGTGATAACAAAAAGCCAGATACCGAGATCAAGCATTTCGATCGTACCCACTTTACAGGCATCACCATTGGTGGTCGCAAGTTTTTGTATTGCCCTGTCGGTAATATAATCAGCTGGTCAGAGGGCGATCACGATAACAAGTGGTGCCATTATGAGCAAAAATACTTTGAGGAGATTGCGCGATCATGAAAAGGCTTGAGCAATTTATACACAACATCCGCAATCGCTATTACAAGCGTTTGGGCTATCTGTACGACCACGGCAAACGAATGTGGTATCGCACTCGATCTGTCTGTTGCAACGCGACAGTGCATGGCGTGACGATGTATAATGGTAAGCCACTGACAAAGCCGTTCAGCCAATATAACGATAAGCAACGCCCAAATATTTATTACCGCGATTGGTGTGATGAGTGCCAGAGGCAATGCACAACTAAAATGGAGGTAGTGACATGATGGGCGCACCGCAAATAATCGATATTCAATACGATGGCAAAAGGCACTGGTTTAAAGTCTGGCGATACGCAACTGAACAAGATTTGTATTCAGCATTGCGCAGCGATCATATTAAAGTCGAAAACAATGACACTATCGCATACACCGATTGTTACCCAGCCGTCGTGAACGGTAAAGAAAACGAAGAGGCAGGGCGCATGTACTTTTTGGATAAGACCGTCGATACGTTTGCTCACGAGGCGACGCACATGGCGCTTGGCATCATTGCGCGGCACGGTCACAAAAGTATCGTTGCAACAATTGACGAAGAGCCAGAGTTATCGCATGATTTGTGTTATCTGGTCGGTGTTATCACCTCAGAGTTGTATAGCAAGTCAAAAGCGTTCTAAAAAGCTAATGTCGTAAAATATAAGAAAGGCAATATCATGGCACGAAAGAAACAAATCACACTGATCAGCAAGAAAGTCGTTATTAAAATTGGTGAGGTCACAAAGTTGGAGGCTGGCAAAAGCTATATACTCAACGTACCCGACCATTTCGACTTTGAAGATCACCAAGCGTTGCAAGCTGAGTTTAACAAACGCGGTATCACTGATGTCATTGTCGTATGTTCAAACAGCATGACGGTATATGAGGTACCAGAAAAAGTGACGGCTGATATAGAATAAAATTGGTGCGGCACTCGACAGTGGTGGCGAGTAATGAAGAAATAGGTATCAAGCCTGTCGCACTATCATAGAGATGAGAGCCTTTATGGATGTGGAGAGCGCCCCAGAAATGGGGCGTTTTATATTTCAGTTATTTGCTTGGTCCAGTCGACATCAGTGGCAATCATATTGCGTGCCACACGGCGACCTTGCGGTAAATCAGTGCGCCCCTCGATCAATGAGCCTATATCGTCATCATGGTCGACGAGTGATGGGTTTGTATATAGCACTCGCATCATATTGCCAAAATAAAACTTACCGATGCGCGTGTCGTATGGGTCCTCATCAGTATCACAAAACTCGAGCAATGGCTCTATGTGGTCAGTCGGCAATGCGATGGCAACGCCCCAAAATAACAAGTAACCACTCAACCATGAGCCATCTTTTGCTGTTGCAACGGCTTTAGTCACTCGATCATTGAATGGTCGAACAGTACCAGTGTAAAGCGATACACAGGTCCGTAATGGTGCCGCTGTCAATGCTTTCTCAAGGTTAGTGAAAAAGTATTCATTGATTATTGCATCATCTTGTAGTACGACATGCACATCAGCCTTGCCGATGCCATAAGCAAGCGCCCGACGACCAGTGTGCCACTCGCTATTTTGTTGGTCCCAAATGATATGTGGCGAAACAAATGGATATTGAGCAACTTTATTGTACAGAGCGACCGCTTGTACGGTCCGATCAGGATGCGCCATTATTGCGATTGATATTTTCATAACTTGCCTATTGCCTCGAGCAAATCATCTTGTATCTCATTAAGCGGTTTCACAAAGGCTGTTTTGTAGTCCATCCATTTCCAGTTGCCACTAATGACGTCATCTCGAGCAATGCGCATATTTGGTATGCCATACGAGTCGGCTATGATTAAACCGTGCAATGAGCTTGAGAGAATGACCCGACAGCTCGATATTTTCTTTATGACCGTTTCTGGTGGCTCTGTTGCGTCGATTACGATGTCGGCGAATGGGTAGTCATCTTTGTCGACATAATGCCGTACAACGCCGATATTATAGCGTGCTGGTGCCTTGGTCCATATTCTCGGTGCCAATAAACCAATATCACCCAATACCGCATTGCTTTTGAGGTTGTTTTGTGTAAGCTGACCTCTCACAGCAAGTGTATAAAAATTGTGTTCACTATCATGGGTATAGCCAGAGCCAGCACCCAATACAGTGACATCTTTGTTTTGTGTTTCTGCTATATCGAGTATAGTGCCGATTATCACAACGTCGGCTTTGGATAATGCCACACGGCGCACTTTATAACCCAGCTTGGTCAATATAAGCGCACCCAGCTCATCACCAAAGTTATATGGCTTTTTGTTGGTACGCCACCACCATGCATTGATCGTTTTATTTGTGTCTGAACCAAGCATCAGTAACCGCCTCATATTTCTTAAATAGTGATGTTATGTGGCGCCCATATTCAACGCGGTCGGCATATTTGGTATGCAATAGCTTATTGAATATACCCATCTCAGTAAGGTCTTGCGGTCGCTCAAAGTGGTACTCGTACATGTCTTTGCATAGGTCCATAACGATACGACGATCACCACCAACGACGCCGCAATTGAGTAATGGCTTGGCGCCATTCTCTCTCAAGTATCGATTAACCGACGGCTCAAGGTGCCGTGTGAGCATCCATTGATGATTGATTGTTAGCCTTGGCTCATCGCCGACATATAGCCTGTTTGGTTTGATGTGAGTAAATGGATTGTTCACCATGTCGACATCAGTGGCATCGACAACAAACACATTGGCTATCTCGGGATGGTCACGCAAGTATTGCCACTCTTTGAGCCAGCGCTCAAAGTACGGTGTAGTTGATATGGTGACGCGGTTTGGTGCATCGAAACAGTTGTGTATTAGTACGAACTCATAGCCCTTTGACTCAACAGATTGCTTGAGCTTATCGATTTCTTTTTCATTGGCAAACCACGCTTGATTGCGTTGTGGGTCCATCACATTAGCAAAGTAACAGGCTATGACGACATCCTTGCCATACGGTGCATACTCGGTCGAGTCAGCACGCTCTTTAAGCAATGCATGGTTTCTCACGATGCCATCAGTGCGATCGGCTTGCGATATGCTACTCGATACCTCTTGGTGTTGGTCCATGCTATGGATAAGCAAATCACTATCGATAACGTCCATATGTTTGAATGTAGTAAGCCCAGCATTGTGAATACGGTTTGACCAATCACCATGCTCATCCATTGCCTTGCCGAACTGTACCGCCATACCACCCACAACGTCGAGTACGTCGTGCTTGATGTACAACATACAGCCCCTCGCATGGCTATGAGCAACGTGCTTGTTATCGGTGTATATGATGTCATCATCGCCCACTGGTGTACCATTAGCCCAATCTTTAAAGCAGTACATCAAGTGGCTCTCACTACTCTCAACGTATGGCACCCACCAGTTGGCAGCAATAGGGTATGTATCGTCATCAAATAGAAAGATATGGTCACAATCGGCAAGCAACTCAAGACATTTGTTTTTGGCGCGAGCAATGCCGACATTGTTATCAAAGCGGTACACATCACCCTCGATGTTTACTGGTGTCTTGCTGGCATCGTCGACCACCACGATCTTTGCATCGGGTGTCAGTGATGCTATCTTTGCATAGGTTTCAGCCGCCAGTTGGTTGCGGTTATGGGTAGTAATGCCAATGCCTATTGAAAAGTTTTTATTTTTTGTTTGTTCAACATAGCGAGCGCCATTGATTACAACATGCATTTAATTTCTCCATTTCGTTTGTTGTTTGATTTAATAATATCATAGCGTGCTTATGTTCACCGCCACCAGCCAGCGCAAAACGAAAGTGAATAAAAAATGTATTCTAATTACAAAAAAAGATAACCTCATCATCTTTAGCTTGCTGGTAAATTAACGGGGGGGAGGGCGCCCTTTCTTTTTCAATTTGTAGAC